GGATGCAAAGCAATCCTATTACGACTGGCTCAAGACTCAGGATGAACATTTTCAGATCGACGCCTTGGGGCCCACGCGCGCCAAGCTGTTTAGGAACGGCGGTTTGTCTGCTGAGCGATTCGCACAGCTTAACCTAGGTACTAACTTTGAACCGTTGACATTAGCTGAGATGAGGAAACTAGAACCCAAGGCCTTTGAGAGGGCAGGGCTTTAACCAAGGAGCTGCGGCTCCAGAGAGGCAAGACGAACATGGCACGAGCAAAACTTGACAAGTTGGACGGGCTACCTGAGGCAGTTGCGGCTGAGTATGTGAAAGGCGCTGATGGTGCTTTCTATCTCAAGCTTGATGGCAACCTAGACGAATTGGGCGCACACCCAAGTATAGGGTCATTGGTGCGAGCCAAGGCGCATGAGGTTGAGCAAAAGGTGGCGGCTGAGACGGCTGCGCGTACGGCGCGTGAGGAAGCGGACGGGCTGCGCACGCAAATGGAGACGCACCTCAAGTCAACCGTACCTAAGGACAACCTGACAGCGCTTGAGGCGAGCTACAAAGACAAGCTCACTAAGGCGCAGACGGAAGCTCAGGGCACCATCGACACACTCAACGCAGGGCTGCGCACCGTGCTTGTGGACAACACAGCCAATGCGCTCGCCTTGCGGCTGTCGAAAGACCCGAAAAAGGCAGCTTTGTTCCTGCCTCATATCCTTCCGCGTCTTTCTGTCGACTTCGAGAAAAACAAACCGGTTACGCGGGTTTTGGACGCTGCAGGCAAGCTGTCTGCGCTCACAGTGGATGAACTGCACGCGGAGTTTGTTGCAAATCCGCTATTCGCTGATGTAGTCTTAGGCTCGCAAGCTTCCGGCAGCAGTGCTGCAGAAAGCAACCCTGCAGGCAGTGCCTCAGGCGCAGAGACGGACCTATCAACGGCGTCGGCGTCTGACTTGGTTAGGCGTATCGATGCCAAGAAACGCAAGTAAGGGAGGCTTTCAACATGGCGCTTTCAGATCTCGCAGTGTTCAGTGAGTATGCCTACAGTGGCATGACTGAAGTCAACGCACAGATGCTTGACTTGTTCAATGCTGCCACCAAGGGTTGCATGACCTTGATCGGAGGTTCCACTCAAGGCAACTACAAGGAAAAGGCGTTCTGGGGCAAGATCGCAGATCTCGTGCGCGTCCGTAATGCGTTCGGGACCGGTGATGTTGCTCACAAGACTCCGGCGCAGTTGATTGACAACATGGTGCGTATCGCTGCGGGAACTCCTCCGATCGATATCGATCCCGGTACGTTCCATTGGATCCAAACTGATCCAAAAGTCGCAGGAGCTTCACTTGGGCAGCAGCTTGCCCAGGATACGATCGCCAACATGGTCAACGTTTCGATCACGGCTGCCGTGACGGCGTTGGCTGCTACGGCTGCCGTTCTCCACGACTACGCAAGCACCGGTGTGGTCGACCTGAAAGTCCTGCAGAACGGTACGGCCAAGTTTGGTGACCGAGCCAATGCGATCGCGTGCTGGGTCACGCACAGCAAGAGCATCAACGATCTTGCACTCAAGGCGCTCACCAATACGGAGAACCTGTTCACGTTCGGCACCGTGCAGGTTGTTAGCGATCAGTTCGGCAGGCCGTTCGTGGTGACTGACTCTACGGCGTTGGTGGACACGACGCCAACTCCTGACGTGTTCTACACGCTGGGCTTGGTTCCCGGAGGCGTGAACGTGATCCAGAATGATGACTTCTTCGCCAACGAGGAAACCAAGAACGGAGGCGAAAACATCCTGAGGACCTATCAGGCTCAATGGTCGTATGACATCGGCCTTAAGGGCTATCGGTGGGACAAGGAGAACGGAGGGCCCTCCCCTACGCTTGCCGCTGTCGGCAGCTCCTCCAACTGGATCAAGGTGGCAACGTCTCACAAGGACCTTGCCGGCGTAGTGGTCAAGTCTCAGTAACCGCTGAGATGAACTGCATGCAGGTATGAGGGTGGCGCAGGCCACCCTCAACTGCGTAACCCAAACGAGAGGCTTGACCATGTCTACGAAAACGGTTCTCTTCTTCACAGCGGGCGCAGTGGCGACTGCGGGCGAGCTAGCTACCAAGGCAAAGCTAGCGGCGCTTGCGGAGCCTGCACTCAATATCCGCATCTTGAGCGCGCGTGCGCATGCTCGCATCTCAGCTGCTACCCTCTCTGCGGTAGCGTCGGATAAGTCAATTCGTGACTCAGCAAACGGCTTGCTTACTGCCGGTTTCTTGGCAGGGCAGCATGTCCGCGTGCGAGGGTTCACGGGAGACACACGGAACAACCTAGCAGAGGGTGTGATCGGTACGGCAGACGCAGGAAAGATCACGCTGCCTGCCTCTACCATGTACGATGACGCCGCAGGGGAGACGGTTGTTATCGAGACAATCGAGACTGACGCTAGGTACGGTGGCGGTGTCATCCCCGCTGACTACGTATGCGGCACCATCCCTGCAGCGTACAGGAGCACGTCAACGGGTAGCCCGATCTATCCCGTGCTCGACCCTGATGCGCCTCCGGCAGCCGACAACCTGCCGGCTACGCAGGCAATCGTCAACGATGGCGGCACGCTCACGGTGGGCGGAGCTACGATCACGCTCACCGTAGCGGACAACGAAGTCACCGACGTCAGCCTTCCGGCTACCAAGTGCGTGGTAGCCCATGGGCAAGTAATCAACATCACAGCTGGCGGCACGGTGACCTTGACCGTAGCCGGAGGCGCAATCACCGGTGCCGTGTACGCGGCAGGCGGCTAACCCTATCTGAGGACAACACATGGAATTCAAGCAACCCGATAAGACACTCATCACGATTTACTTCACTGCAGCTGCAATCGCTACCAAGGATGAAGCGACTGAGATGATGGAGCTAGGCATCAAACGTGCTCGCAACGCAAGCCTAGTCGATGAAGACAGCTGCCTTGAGCATGCTGACGTGGTAGCGGGAACTGTGCCAGGGCGCTACAGGGCACTCAAAGGCGTTCGCATCGTCGAACGGCGCACGCCGCCTGCTCCTACCGCAGATCCTACCGCGCCTACCGTAGCGACGTCTTCTCCTCCTGCCGCGCCTGAGGCACCCAAGGCGCCTGAGGCACCCAAGGCGCCTGAGGCACCCAAGGCGCCTGAGGCACCCAAGGCGCCTGAGGCACCCAAGGCGCCTGAGGCACCCAAGGCGCCTGCTCCGGAGGCGAAGCAAGCCAAGGGCGGAAAGTAGGCACACGTAGCCATGGCCTCTCTACTCATCATAGAAGACGGCTCAGGAGTCGAGGGAGCCAACAGCTACCAGTCTGCAGCGGACGCGAGGAGCTACGCGGATGCGCGTGGCTTCTCGCTCCCTGCGGACGATGCGGCTCTTGAGCGCCTGCTAGTGCGCGCGTGTGACTACCTTGAGACCTTGCGCGATGACTACCAGGGAAGCAAGACGGACGCAGCGAATGAGCGACAGTTCCCGCGCACAGGTGTGGTTATCGACGGTAGGGAGGTTGCCGACGACGAGATCCCTAAGTTGATCAAGTACGCTCAGGCGCAGCTTGCGGTTGACATACAGGATACGGATCCTGAGCCTACAGGTGACGGTAAAGAGGTGGTTAGGAAGAAGATAGAGGGGGCAACAGAGACTCAGTATGCAGAGCAGGGTGACACTAACCCGCAGCCTGTATTTACAAAGGCTATGAACTTCCTAGCCCCTCTGCTCAGTACTGAGGACTCTGACAGCTTATTCACTATGGCAGTGGTGCGGATGTGAAGCCGAACTATCGAAAGACAGCGCAAGAGATAGCCCGCGAGTTTCGCGACGCTGGCCTATCCGTTACGCTGTCGCGTACGCCGACCACGACCAACGCTAGCACGGGAGTAGTCACCGACGGTACGCCCGTTACTTGGCCTAGCTATGCAATCATGCTACCGGCTAGCCAGGGCACGATCCAGGCGTTCGACAACCGCACTGAGGGTGACGGTTCACTAGTTGGCAAGCGCCTGCGCTTCCTCAAGGTTGCTGCGTACGGCGCAGTCTTCGAGCCGAGGAAGGGTGATGTGATCACGATGAACGGCGGGGCATGGGAAGCCCTCGGCTGCACTCCCGTAAGTCCTGACAGTACGCCGCTTCTGTTTGGCGTAGGAGTGTTTGAGCGGTGAGCTTTGGCGATGATATAGACGCGTGGTGCACTGGTACTATGGCACGCGTTGAGCGCATCAGGCGCCTTATCGTCATCAAACTGTTCTCCGCCATCATCCAAGACACGCCGGTGTTAGATGGACGATTACGCGGCAACTGGCAATGCTCTGTAGGGAGCCCAAAATCAGGTGTGCTGCCTATAAGGAATCAGGAGGCTGCGCTAGATGAAGTCAACAGCACAGCTCTTACGCTCAAGGCGAATGAGGCCATTTACCTAGACAATAACCTACCGTACGCGCGCCGTATTGAGTTTGAGGGTTGGTCACACACCAAGGCGCCTGAGGGGATGATGCGTAAGAACGTTATGCGCTTCTACGACTTAGTAAACGCTGCCATTGCGGAGGGCAGGCTATGAGCATTGCAAACGTGAGGGCTGCACTCATTGACGCCGTCAAGACGGTACTAGGGGTTACTCCTACGGAGTGGGAGAACACCAAGCTAGACCGCCCAAAGGACTGCGCACGATGG